TGGCACAAGACTCAGGTAGCCAAGCGCCGGGCGACGGAAGTCACCGAGCAAGCAGAGATGACCAAGGAGAAAGTCTCCAAGAAGGTCGAAGAGCTTACCGGTCGGTTCCAACAGGTATTGACCGAGCGTGACCAGGATCTGGAGGAGGCCAAGACGCGTATCTCCCTGCTAGAGAAGACTCTAGAGCAGGCTGAGTCGCGGTCGGCGCGCTCCCAGGTTGAGTCATACGCTGACCGCCGGACGCTTGGTCATCCCCGTCGTACAGACATTATGGCGGCGATGACCACTGGTAAGCTAAACTCTATTGAAGAGGTCAACGCACTGGCTGAGCAGTGGGACATTCGCGGCGAAGAGCCGGGTGGCGCCAATGAGCGCGTCCGCCGGTCTCTTGGTCGCGGACGTGAGGCGCCCACTGAAGGTCAGCGCACCATGATGGAAAACACTACTACCGGTGTCGGGGCCGTAGGCGGCGTCTCGATGGACGAGATGCGTCGCCTTGCCGGTGTAGGTGGAACAAAGTCCCGTAGGACACTCTAAGTAGCTAGGGAGGACACACCCGTGTTCAATGCTCGCAGCATGATGACTGAGTCTGCGGAGGGTTGTGCCCTCTCGGATCACGGTCTGGTTCGTCAGTACACCAACAAGTGGCGCCCCCTCCTTGAGGGCATTGAGGACGAGCTTGATAAGTTCGCCCCGAAGGGTCAGGCGGACTACGTCCGTGCGATCTGCGCCTTCATGCTGGAGAACGAGGCTCAGCACCTCCTTCGGCTCAGTGAGGAGACCCGCGCCCTGAGCGTCGGCCCCTTCATGAAGTTCGTCCTCCCGGTGATCCGCCGCGCGGCGGTTCGCCTGGTCGCGACGCAGATCGCCTCGGTCCAGCCCATGACGGGCCCGATCGGCGGCATCGCGTTCTACCGGCCCCGCTACGCCACGGACAAGGGTACCGTGGTCAAGGGCCAGGAGATGAACAAGTCGTTCAACAAGTGGTACTCGTCGAACTTCATCGACGGGGAGCCGCTCGGCACCGGCAACGGCGCCACCGTCGCGTTCAACAAGACGGTGAACTTCCCCAGGATGCTCCCTGGCACGATGCTGCTCCTCGTCAACGGCACGCAGGTCGCCACGGACGACGGCAACGGCAACTGGTCGAACCTATCGGGCATCATGCTGACGGGCGGCGGTAGCGTCAACTACCAGTCCGGCCAGGTGTCGGTCACGTTCGGCACGGCGCCGGCCCTGAACGACTCGGTCACGCTCCGTTACCGCTACGACAACGAACTGAACCCGCGCATCCCCGAGGTTCAGATCGACATCGCGATCCAGGAGATCCGGGCCGAGAGCCGCAAGCTCAAGAGCCTCGCCTCGGTTGAGGCGGCGGACGACCTCCGCGCTCTCTGGGGTCGTGACATCGACGCCGACCTCGTCGCGCACATGAGCGACGAGATGACGGCCGAGATCGACCGCGAGATCGCCGGCACGGCCCTGAACGCCGTCGAGCCGGGTGCGGTTCTGACCTGGGACCGCGCGACGCCGTCGGCCGTCTCGGACCCCGAGCACCTGCAGTCGCTCGTGATCCGCATGTCGGAGGCGAGCCAGTTGATCCACCGCCGGACGCAGCGTTCGTCGGCCAACTGGATGATCACCTCGTCTGAGGTGGCGGCGCTCCTCGACACGATGCCCGGCTTCGCGTCGGTGGACGAGGGCCACGTCTACCAGGGCGGCCTGGCGAAGGGCGGCGTGCTCAACAAGAAGTGGGTCGTCTACGTCGATCCGATGTTCCCGGCGGATGAGATCCTCTTCGGCTACCAGGGTCCGTCGATCCTGGACACGGGCCTGATCTACAGCCCGTATGTGCCCATGGAGATTACCCCGAACTTCGTAGACCCCAACGACTTCAGTTTGCGCCGTGCGATCCGCACGCGTCACAAGGTCACCCTGATCCGTCCTGAGTTCTTCAGCAAGATCAAGGTGTCCAACCTCGTCTAGGGCAACGACTTAGGTCGTTCAGTCTAAGAAGGGCACCGGATGCGTCCGGTGCCCTTCTTCGTTTACGGTCTAGATCGGTCCTGACTTCCTGTTGACCTGTGATTTATCATTTGCTAAGCTGCCCTCAGATACGGAGGCCAGCGTGGACCAGCAGCGCATCGAACTTACCGACAGGGACCGCCAGCGGTGGGACCGCCAAGTGCCGCACCAGCTAGTCGGTGAATGCTGGTTATGGCGCGGGTCCTTGAACAAGAAGGGCTACGGTGCCTTTCGTGTAGGCGAAGCCGTGTTGCTAGCGCACCGCGTAGCCTACGCCGTCGCCAAAGGATCGATTCCGGACGGGTATCAGATCCGCCACCTGTGCCCAGGTGATGCCCACCACCGGAACTGCGTGAACCCAGACCACCTTGAAATCGGAACCGCCAAAGACAACGGCGAAGACAAGTCGAAGCTATGGGACGGTCGTGGGCACTACGCAGGCGCGCGTAACGGCAACTCGAAGCTTACCGCTGATGATGTAGTGGCGATCAGAGACGCTAGGAAAAACGGTGTCCAGCGCAAGAAGTTGGCCGAAGATTACGGCGTGACGCCACAGACGATCTACAACGCCGCCTCTGGTCAAACATGGGTCAAAGATCCTAAGAAGCAGGAGAAGCCCGACAAGGATTACCCGTCCGACTACAACCTCATTTTGACCGCTAAGGACAAAACCAAGTTGTGGGACGGCGCCCCGGCGAAGCCCGCCGAAGGTAAGTGCTGGATATGGGCAGGCGGTAAGGACGCCGAAGGTTACGGCTACTTGCGAATCCAAGGCAAAGTCCGTGGTGCTCATCGAATGGCGCTGCTCGCTAGTGGCACCACACTGGTCCCTGGGATGGACGTAGCGCATAGCTGCGCCGATCGTGCGTGTATCAATCCCACGCACCTGAGTTTGATGACGAGGGCGAACAACATGCGGAATCGTGCGACGATCGAGCGCATGTCTACTAACTCAGGCAATCGAGGGAATCAGCGGCTCAGTGACGAGCAGATCAGGCAGATCAAGGAGATTTACCGGGACGAGCCGGCGCTCTCTGACCAGGCAATCGTGGATCGATTCCAGCTTCCGGTTGGAGCCGCTGCGATTGCACGTATTCGTAAGGGCGAGACTGGAACTCACGTTCTAGTTGAAGGCTTTGAGCCCAGAACGAACAGCGGCAGAGCGGCGCATGGAAGTCGTAACTGGCACACCAAGCTGACCGAAGATCAAGTCCGCGACATACGTCGCCGCGCCGCCGACGGCGCCCAACATAACCACCTGGCCGCCGAATACGGAGTCACCACGACTAACATCAGAGCAATAACGCTGCGACGGACCTGGACCAACATAGCCCACGAAGGACCAGGCGCGTAGTCTCTCGTGCGTCGTCTCATCGACAAAGCTGATGAGCAAGCACTGCTAGTACAGAGCAATACCGGCTTCGACGTTCGCCTCTGACGGTCTCATCTACGAAGCTGATGAGCAAGCACTGCTATCCGCCGGCAACCACCGCGAGGCATACGAGTACTGCAAGTCTCATCGACAAAGCTGATGAGCAAGCACTACTAGTAGATCCACGCGAGCGCGGAGCTACTGATTGTCTCATTATTGTTGAAGCCAATGAGCAGGCTCTGCTAGGGCTCCCGTCAAGGCGGCCCGGCCTCCGTCATTTCGTCTCATCGACAAAGCTGATGAGCAAGCACTGCTAGATCCTGGACAAGAAGGGCTCCAGTGACGCCGACGTAGAGTCTCATCTACGAAGCTGATGAGCAAGCACCGCTAGTGCAAACCCGGCCGAGTGAACCGGACGTAGTCGGCAGTCTCATCTACGAAGCTGATGAGCAAGCACTGCTAGTTATCCAAACGCTCCACGCTCGTCAACAGTGCCAAAAGTCTCATCTACAAAGCTGATGAGCAAGCTCTGCTAGGGCGGGGACGCTGCCCGGGCCGCGATCGGCCCCGACGTTGTCTCATCGACAAAGCTGATGAGCAAGCTCTGCTAGCGTACGATCACACCCGTGTCTCATCTACAAAGCTGATGAGCAAGCTCTGCTAGCCGCTACCGCCCGCAGCCGCGCCGACCGCGCTGCCCTGTCTCATCTACAAAGCTGATGAGCAAGCTCTGCTAGTCCCCCGTCTCGTCTGGAGGTATCCATGCGTCTCCTGAGGTCTCATCTACAAAGCTGATGAGCAAGCTCTGCTAGGCGGATCGCCGGAATCCGGTCCTGCCACGCCTGCCGTCTCATCGACAAAGCTGATGAGCAAGCTCTGCTAGGGCTACCTGTGTAAC